ATCATGGAGGCTATACAATCTGGCAATTTCATTTATGATGTGTCAAGATAAAAATTTATTTACTTTTATTTTATTTTATGGTAAAATATAGTAATTAATAGCGACCCCGTAAGGTTACTCGCTCCAATGGTGCTGTGCAGACGATACACCATACACCCTAAACTTTGAGTACAGCGAAGTTATAGATTTTCCACCGATTCAAACTACCCAGAGCGTAAGCCCCGTCAGGACACCTTATCAACTGGTCTTGTATAGTACGAAAATCTACAATCTTTAAATCATATTAACGAGGTAAACCAATGGCATTTAAAACCGCCGCTGGACACAGTAGTTTACCAAACGGCAATTTTAGCCCGGTAATCTACTCTCAAAAAGTTCAGCAAGCTTTTCGCAAGACCTCGGTTGTAGAGTCAATAACTAATTCTGACTACTTCGGCGAGATTGCGAACTACGGTGACACGGTTAAAATAATCAAGGAACCAGAAATCACCGTTAAGGAGTATGCACGAGGCACTCAGATTACTCCACAAGACTTGGATGACGAGGACTTCAGTCTTGTCGTTGACAAAGCAAACTATTTTGCTTTCAAGGTAGACGACATCGAAGAGGCTCACAGCCATGTCAATTTCGAATCCTTAGCATCTGACCGAGCAGGCTATAGGCTTAGAGACCAACATGACCAAGAAATTCTTGGTTACATGGCTGGTTTTAAGCAAGGCACAATCAACGCTGTAGCAGGCACAGCTAACGACACAGTAAGTGGGTCAAAAGCTGTATCAACTGCAGGGTCTGATGAACTGCTTACATCTATGAAGCTACGTAAGGATAGCTTTGGTAACATCACTACTTCAAGTGCTGGCGACCACTCTATCCCACTAGCACCACGTATGCCGGGCGCAACTGCTCAAGCTACAGCTACTGCTACACCATTGCAAGTTATTGCGAGAATGGGCAGACTGCTTGACACACAGTTCGTCGATACAGATGGTAGATGGTTAGTTCTACACCCAACATTTGTCGAAATCCTAAAGGATGAAGATTCACGTCTTCTCAATGCAGACTTCGGCGAGTCAGGTGGACTGAGAGCTGGCTTGGCTATCGGTAGGCTTCATGGTTTTGATGTTTACATGTCCAACAACCTACCTGCTGTAGGTACAGGACCGGGAACATCAGGGTCAGCAAACCAAAACTCAAACTATGGCGTAATCGTAGCAGGACACTCTTCTGCTGTTGCTACAGCTGCACAAATCACAAAGACTGAGTCTTACAGAGACCCAGACTCTTTCGCTGATATTGTCAGAGGTATGCACCTTTATGGTAGAAAAATTCTTCGACCTGAAGCGATTGTAACCGCTAAATACAACGTAGCGTAAGGGAGGATTGACAAATGGCAACTTTTGACATGACATCATCTGCAACCGCAGGTGTAAGTTCAAACTCTATCGCTGCATTACAAGCGAATCGAAATGGCACTGGCATGAGAATGGTAGAAGCTATCTTAGATATTTCTAAGATTACTGACTACTCATGCACAAACGGTGACATTTTTCAACTTCTTGAAATACCTGCAGGTACATTTGTGCTGTTCGCAGGAGCAGAAGTGCTCACAGCTTTTGATGGCTCATCACCAACTGTAGATATTGACTTTGCAGAGGGTGACGACATCATTGATGGTGGTGATGTATCTTCAGCAGGTTTCCTAGCTGAGGGCTCTAACGGACAAGCTAACGATGTTGTAACAGGTGCTGCATCAACTTTCACACAACATGTCACAACAACTGACACTATTGATGTGAAGTTAATTGCATCATCTGCTGACGTTACTACAGGTAAGCTAAGAGTATATGCTTGCGTCATTGACACCAATGGTGAGCATAAGCAATTAGCTGATGAAGTCGATAGAGACCAATTAGCGTAAATTAACCGGGGGCGGGAAACTGCCCCCAACTTAACGGGCGTAGTATGGCAACTTTTTTAACTCTAACAAATAGTGTTTTAGCAAGGATGAACGAGGTACAACTGACTTCATCCACATTTACTTCAGCCCGTGGCATACAAGTGCAAGCACAGAATGCTGTAAATGAAGCCATACGTTTTATAAATCAAAGGGAATTTAATTATCCTTTTAACCACTCAACACACACAGAGACATTAGTCCCTGGCACCGTTAGGTACTCTTTGCCTACTGATGCTAAACACGCAGACTACAATACGTTTAGAATTGTAAAGGACTCTACACTAGCATCTTCTGGTAACAATTTAAGTATTATGCAGTACAATGAGTATATAGACAAATACGTAGACCAAGAAGATGAGATAGACACAACAACATTAGATGGTACGTTATCATCATCTGCCACAACAATTACAGTAGCCAGTACATCTGGCTTTGATTCTGCTGGCACTATATTTGTAGAGAACGAGCAGATAACTTACACAGGCACTTCTAGCACTGAGTTTACAGGAGCTACTAGAGGTGCAAATAATACAACAGCAGCATCTCACGCCAGTGGTGTACAAGTTGCTCAGTTTACTGCAGGTGGTGTTCCTACACACGTTGTAAGAACATTAGATAATAACTATTTGTTATATCCTTATCCTAATAAAACATACGCACTTAAGTTTGACTACTTTACATTTGCATCAGACTTATCTGCATCCACAGATACACCAACAATACCAGATAGATTTTCTCCTGTTATAACAGACGGAGCGACAGCTTTTGCTTATCAGTACAGAGGAGAAACACAACAGTATCAGCTTAACTTTGCTAGATTTGAACAAGGTATCAAAAATATGCAGAGTTTATTAATTAACAAGTATGAGTATGTTAGGTCAACTGTAGTATTGAATCCTTCCGTAACCTCTAATTATTTTACTATGGAATCAGTTAGGTAATGCCTGATTTATCACAAACATCTCCTGCAGCGTTTCCTCTACAAGGAGGACTAGTTTTAAACAAATCTACATTCGCTATGCAACCGGGAGAGGCACAAGAGTTAATAAACTTTGAGCCTGATATTGATGGTGGGTACAGAAGAATAAACGGTTTTACTAAGTACAACACTAATATAGTTCCAATAACTAGTGCATCTACAGAAGAAGTCTTGCTTTCTTGTATATTTAATGATACAATAGTTGCAGCAAGAGGAACAAAAATATTTACTGCTGCCGCAGGTAGTGGCTCTTGGACAGAGAGGGACAGTGGTAGAACAAGTGCTGGTGTTTACACGTTTGAACGATTTAACTTTGATGGCAATAATAAATTAATTGTAGCAGACGGAAACAATGCACCAACAGTATTTAATACTTCATTTGCAGCTACAGATGTATCATCAGCGGGAAGCGGAGAAGTTAGCACTGCTGTAACAGGCGCAAAGTTTGTAGCAGTATTTAAAGACCACATGTTCTATGCAGGAATGTCAAGCACACCACAAGAAGTAGTTTTTAGTGTGCCCTTTGATGAAGATGATTTTGCAACAGGTAGTGGAGCAGGTAGTTTCAAAGTAGACGACACAATAACAGGTCTTAAAGTTTTCCGTGAAAACTTATTTATATTTTGTCAAGATAGAATATTTAAGTTATCAGGAACCTCATCAAGTAATTTTGCTGTCACTCCTGTAACAAGAAACATTGGATGTATAAACGGACAAACAATACAGGAATTTGCAGGTGACTTAATATTTCTAGCACCTGATGGATTAAGAACTGTTGCAGGTACAGCAAGAATCGGAGACGTTGAACTTGGTACTATAAGCACTCCTGTGCAGTCTATATTCAACGATAACATAACTTCAGCAAGTGGATTTAGGTCATTAGTTATACCAAACAAAACACAGTATAGAGTGTTTTTTACTAAATCAGGTGTAGCACAATCAGTTACTGAAGGTGTAACTACATCTCTACGAGGACAGGCTTTTGAGTTTGCAAGTCTAAAAGGCATCCGACCCACATCAACTGATACTGTAACAAGTGCCGCAGGAACTATTGTTATACATGGAGGAGAAGGAGGTTATGTTTATCAGCAAGAATCGGGTAATGATTTTGATGGTACAGCCATAGGAGGCAAATACAGAAGTCCTGATATAAGTTTTGGAGACCCCGGTATAAGAAAACATATGCACAGAGTGCTCGTAAGCTACAAGCCAGAGTCATCAATTAGTGCAGATTTATTTTTAAGATATGATTATGAAGACCCAGACACACCAAGACCTGCCGCTTACTCTCTTACAGCTAGTGACATTGTTGCTGTATATGGGACAGGCGTCTACGGAACAGCAACATACGGAGGACAGTCCGAGCCCCTTTTGCGACAGTCCGTAGAAGGCTCAGGGTTTACAGTAGCTTTACGAGTAAATGATAACGGTACAACAGCCCCTTACGCACTTAGGGGATTTCAAATGGAATATCAAACAGGAGCCAGAAGATAAATGGGAGCAACGTATACACGACAGTCTACATACAGTGACGGTGATGTTATCACGGCTGCCCACACTAATGACGAGTTCAATCAGTTATTAGCAGCCTTTGCAGCCTCAACAGGACACACACACGATGGTACAGCCGCTGAAGGCGGTCCAATTACAAAGTTATTAGGTAACACTCTTACCTTTGGTGCAGGGACAGCAGGCACAGATATTACTGTAACATTTGATGGTGAAACAAATGATGGTGTGCTCAAGTGGATGGAAGATGAAGACTACTTTGAGTTTTCTGATGATATTCTTGTAGCATCTACAGAAAAGCTACAATTTAGAGACACTGCTATTTACATAAATTCAAGCACAGACGGACAACTTGATTTAGTTGCAGACACAGAAATACAATTAGCCGCTACAACTGTTGACTTAAATGGTAATTTAGATGTATCAGGGTCTCTTACATTAGGTGGCACTGCAATAACTTCTACTGCAGCAGAATTAAATATATTAGACGGAGTTACATCCACAGCATCCGAATTAAATATACTAGATGGTGTAACGGCTACAACTGCAGAGCTAAATATTATGGATGGTGTGACTGCAACAACTGCAGAGTTAAACATCATGGACGGTGTTACAGCTACAACTGCAGAGCTAAATATTATGGATGGTGTAACCACCACTGCCACAGAACTCAACATTATAGATGGTGACACATCCGCTACGTCTACCACACTAGCAGATGCAGATAGAGTTGTTGTCAACGATGCAGGAACAATGAAGCAGGTAGCTCTCACAGACTTTGAGACTTACTTTGAATCAGCATTAGATACATTATCAAATGTAACAACAGTAGGTGCATTAGACAGTGGGTCTATAACAAGTGGCTTTGGCACAATAGATACAGGCTCTTCTACAATTACTACAACAGGAGCCATTACAGGGGGCTCTCTTGTAGTAGACAACTTCACACTAAACGGTACAGAGTTAGACCTATCCTCTGGCGACTTTACACTAGACGTTGCAGGAGACATAATACTAAACACAGATGACGGTATTGTTTCTCTACAAGATGCTTCTGCTACCTTTGGCTCACTAGAAAACTCATCAGGCAACTTAGTAATTAAATCAGGCACAACTACAGCTTTAACATTTAGTGGCGCAAATGCTACAATAGCAGGTGACTTAACAATAAGTGGTGATGACCTAACTATGGGTACAAACACTAGTGGTCACATCATGGTTGCTGACGGAAATAACTTTAACCCTGTAGCTGTATCAGGTGACGTAACCATAGCATCAAACGGTGCAGTAACAATAGCTAACGATGCTGTTGAAACTGCAATGGTAAATGCAAATGTTATTACTGGTCAGTCTGAACTAAGTTCTGCAGGAGTGGATATAACAAATGATGATTTACTTATACATGATAATGATGCAGGGGCATTAAAGAAAGTATCTGTGACTAACCTTATATCTTCTGCAGGTGGTTTGACAGAAGTTGTAGCAGATACAACTCCACAGCTAGGGGGAGACTTAGATGCACAGGGCAAGGATTTAGAAGATGTAGGAGTAAGCTCTGCTGACTCACATGTAGGTATATATGGAAGTTCTTCATCGCCTGTAGAATTTACAGTTACAGTAGGAACTAAGACAGCAGCACATCCTTACTATGGAGATGGAAGTAGTAATGCTTACTTTATAAATGGTGTTGAGTCACCTGCTTTGACATTACATGGTGTTGACAATGTAACATCTAATTCAGAATATTATTATAGATTTACTCTTAGCTCAAGTGATATGTCAAGTCATCCATTTAGACTCTACTTGGATGCAGATAAAACCACAGCGTATACAACAGGAGTTACAACAACTAGCACATATTTACAAATAGCAGTAAATGAAGACACACCAAGCATACTATATTATCAGTGTTCATCACACGCATACATGGGTAATCACGCTATTGTGCTTGGCTCTAATAAAATAAATCACTCTGAAGCATTAATTAGTTTTCCAACAACAACAGGCACATTAGTAGGTTCAGGGGATACAGGCACTGTAACAAACGACATGTTAGCAGGAAGCATTGCTGCATCTAAACTAGCAGGTAGTATTGGAGACAGCAAACTTAGCACTATAAGCACAGCAGGTAAAGTTGAACTAGGTGCTTTAGAGATTGATGGTGCAAGTGACATTGGTGCTGACCTAGCTGATGCTGACTTAATTATTGTCGATGATGGTGCAGGTGGCACAGAAGTAAAATCAGAACTAACAAGAGTAAAGAAATATATTTACTCAGCTATGTCAGGCGATGCAACTGCAAGTGATGCAGGAGCTTTAACAATAGCAAATGACGCTGTTGAGAGTGGTATGTTAAACGATAACATTATCTCAGGTCAAACAGAACTTGCGTCTGGCTTGGCAACAACAGATGAGTTATTAGTGAGTGATGCAGGTACAATTAAAAGAATGGATATGAGTGTGGTATCCACATTTATGACATCAGAGGGTTTTTCTAAAGAAGACCCAACAGCTTTGGCGATTGCCCTTGGATAGTTAAAAGGAGGACTAAATATGGCAGATGACGCAATAGCAACTATTCAGGCAACTATACTACCTGATGAAATTGCAAAAACTATATCAGCAACAACAACTGTAACACCTGCTGATGCAGACGATAAATGGTATTACAAATTAACAAGTGTTGCTAATTCTAGTGGTGACTTGATTGATGACGGAACTAATTATATTGAATATACTGCAAGAGCAGATGGAGCAATAACATCTGTACATGCTAATGACAAAGTTAAATTTTTATTTATTAAGAATGTTGACCCAGATAGTCGTAGCATTTACGTTTGCTTTGACGCAGGAACAGCATCATCAAGTTTGGGAGATGCTGTAACAATAGGACCAAATGAATCGTTTATGGCAAGATTGCCTAATTGCACTGTTGCAGAAATACATGCTATTTCATCAGCATCCACAGCACAAGTTATTGTTTGTGCATTGTTAGAAGATGTAGCATAAGGGAGATAGTAGATGGCTAACACATTCAAAAACAAAGTGTTTGATGGTTCAACTACATCTGCTAATGCCCTCATGGGTGTATACACTGTACCGTCATCCACTACAACAGTTGTTATTGGTTTGACGTTAGCCAACACTACAACTAGTCAGATAACAGCAGACATTAAACTTAATGCTTCATCTAATGTGTTCTTGGCAAAGGATATACCTATACCTTCAGGGAGTTCGTTTGAATATATGGCAGGTAATAAGATTATTATGGAAGCAGGACATACATTGAGTGTAGCTTCTGACACAGCAAATAGTCTTGACACTGTAGCAAGCATAATGGAGATAACCTAATATGGCATATATTGGTAATCAGGTACAGGCAAACTTTCATGACATACCCTCTGTACAGCGTTTTAATGGCACAGGAAGTCAAACAGCGTTTACTTTAAATAACAACGTAGGAAATGTACAAGATGTCCTTATATCAGTGGATGGTGTGGTTCAGGATAGCTCTGCCTATTCTATAACAGGAGGTACAAACCTTGTATTTTCGGCAGCACCTTCCTCTGGCACAAGTAATATTTTTGTAAATTATTTAGGGTTAGCCGACAGTAGTGTCGTACCACCAGAAGCCAACAAAGGCAACTTTAAGAACGGTGGTATGTTTAGAATCAACTCACAAACTGTAGATGTGAACACAACAATAGAAGCTACAGAAAATGCGACAGCCACAGGACCTTTGGCAGTATCTTCTGGCATAACCATTACAGTAAACTCAGGAGGTAACTTAGCAATAATATGAGCAATCTTCTAGTACAAAATATAAAGCATA